TCCAAGTTGGACACATCGCGGGAGACCATCGAGTACATCAGCCTGGACAAGCTGGAGGCTGACCCGGGCAATTTTTACCGGCTGACCGGTCTGGAGGATTTAGCCGCAAATATTGAGTTGTGTGGCCTCCAGCAGCCTGTCCGGGTGCGGCCGACGGAGGGCGGGCGATATATGATCGTCTCCGGGCACCGGAGACGGGCGGCCCTGGCACTGCTGGCCAAAGAGGATCCGGAGCGGTGGGCGGCGGTGCCCTGCCTTGTGGAGCGGGACGAGGTGTCCCCGGAGCTCCGGGAGCTGCGGCTGATCCTGGCCAACAGCTCCACCCGGGTGCTCTCCCCGGCGGAGGTGTCCAAACAGGCCCAGCGGGTGGAGTTGCTGCTCTACCAGCTCAAGGAGCAGGGCTATGAGTTTCCCGGCCGAATGCGCGACCAGGTGGCGGCGGCCTGCCAGGTGTCCGCCCCCAAGCTGGCCCGGCTCAAGGTCATCCGGGAGAGGCTGATACCCGCGTACCTGGAGGTATTCGACCGGAACAAGCTCCCGGAGCAGACGGCCTACGTCCTGGCACGGATGGAGACTGCTCTCCAGGAGCGGCTGGCGAATATGCTGCCGAACCTGCCCACCGGGAGCCGGGCGGAAGAACTGCTAGAGTTGGCCAAGGCCGGTACAGACTGGCGGCCAGCCTTCTCCTGCCCCGATGGCAGCCCCTGCAAGCGGGGAGACGCGTTCCTCCGGCATGATTTGGACTGTGGCTACGGTGAGCTGTGCAAGGGTGAGACCTGCTGCCTGGATTGCGAGAGGGCCAAGGCCAGCAGCTATGCCTGCGAGCGCATGTGCGCCAAGGCCAAGGCCGCCCGGAAGGTGCAGCGGGACGAGGCAGAGGCCAGGGAAGCCAAACGCGAAGCGGAGATCCAGGCGGAAATCCGGAAGAATGTGCAGCTCCGGGCCAAGAGGCTGTCCGCGGCCGCAGATGTCGCTGGGCTGGAAAATGAGGCATCCATCCTCATCTCAGAGTATGGACGGGGCCTGACAGTCGGGAAACTGCGGGATTGGGCCGCAGGCCACTTTGACCAGGATGATAGGCTGTATCCCAGTACCCTTAACGCTAGGGACTTCAGTGATCCGGTCCGGCTGGCCAAGGATCTGGGGTGCTCCACGGACTACCTGCTGGGTGTTACGGACGAGCTGACCGGCCCGCCGGAGGCCTCTACATCCGCAGCGAAGCAGGCCCGGGAAACTGCGCCGGACAGCGGCGATGACGACGGCCCCTGGCATTGGTGGCCAGAGCAGCCGCAGAAGAGCGGCCTGTACTGGTGCATCACGGGCCCTATGTCCCAAGGTGGGAGTCTCTACTGGTGGAGTGCTGAGAAGGAGAGATGGGAGCACGCGGCCATGGCCTTCCCGCTATCGCCGACCGTGACGATCTGGATGCGGTGCCCGCAGCTCCCTGAGAGTATGAACTGGGAAAGGCAGGAGGACCCAAATGGCGAAGAATAAGAAAACACACCACCGCCCCGGACCGGGTAAGCCCCGGGGCGCGACCTATGCCCAGGTGCTGGCCCACAAGGCGGCCGTCCGGAAGGGGCTGGAGCAGGCCGCCAGGGACGCCACGGTGCAGGTAGAGGCGGATACCCATACACAGCGGGCCATGTGGTTGATGGTATGCTCCATCGCCGACGCCTACGGCTTCGGGGCCAAGCAACTGCAAAAGTTTTTCACCGCGCTCCAGGACAACACGGACGAGCTGGAGCGGATGCGGACAGACGTGGACGAGGAATACGCCTTTGAAAAGCTCCGCCAGAAAGCCCAGGCTGTTACCGGCATGGAGGTGCATTACCTCTATGAGCAGGAGGCCCTGCTTGCTGAGATGCGGGCGGCCAAGGAGGGGGTGTCAGTCCATGAGTAAGCGGATAATCCAAACCACACCCAGCGGCGAGTGGGGTATCCCCGGTGTGGATCTGGCCTCCCTGCCCCCCAGGGTGTACGGGGCGCTCTGCAAACTCAAGGACATGGAGGCGCTGCTGGAGGTCATCAACTCTCCAACCGCTCGGGCGTGGGAGCGGGACGACGCCATCGAGCAGTTGATCTGTATGGGTAAGTAGCGGGGACTCCGGCCCTCTGCCGGGTGGGGATTACCCGCTCCACCCGCCTCCTTTTGCTTTGCGGGTGTCCGGACTGAGCCGGACGCCCGGCAGAGGGCCGGAGACAGTTTCAGCGGGGACGAGAATGGACAAGGACAAGTGTTATGGATGCCGCTGCCAAAAATGCCGGTGGCGTGGGGCCGGGAGCCTATGTCATTATAACGAGCATGGGGAGCATACCAGCCGGTGCTCATGGTGTAGTAGAGCGATATGCAGACTTAGCCCGAAGCTGCCCGAATGGAAGACGGCGAGCTTCGCATGCAAAGGATTTGAAAGGAGGCGTTGAACGATGGGAAGGGCGATTGATAAACAAACGATGCTAGGTCTCATCGTCGATGCAAAGCGCACAGACCCGGAAACAGGCAGTTTTGCGGAGTGGCTTGCGGAGTATCTGGCTGAGCATATGCCCACCCTCACCCCGCCGAACGAGCCGCTGACATGGAATGAGCTGGGCAATATGGTGGAAAAGCCTGTATATATCGTCGAGCTGGAAGATGGGGAAAGTTGCTGGGTGTTAGTGCATACCGTTGACGATATTAAGGCTTTGTTTGTGTCGGCGTTTGACCAGTACGATTACGGAAATAGAGAACTATACGGCCAAACATGGCTTGCCTACCGCCGCCTGCCGGAGGGAGAAGCCAATGCTTGAGGTTTGTCCCATTACACTGAAAGAGGCCAATGCCTTTGTGGAGCAGCACCATCGGCACCACAAGCCGGTCACGGGCCACAAATTTTCCATTGGTTGCACCGACGGAGAGAAAATCGTCGGCATTGCTATTGTAGGTAGGCCGGTGAGCCGTTATCTTGATGACGGCTGGACTCTGGAGGTTAACCGCCTCTGTACCGATGGGACGCACAACGCTTGCAGTATGCTCTATGCCGCAGCCTGGAGAGCTGCCAGAGCAATGGGCTACCACAAACTGATTACATACATACTGGACAGCGAAAACGGGTCCAGCCTGCGGGCGGCTGGGTGGAAATGCGTAGGACAGGCTGGCGGGTTGCGGTGGACGGGGAAACGCCGGCCAGAAGTTGATCTATGCCCCGCCCAGATGAAAATCAAGTTTGAGATTGACGATGGGAAGCAGGTATCGCCATGAGACACAAATACACAGCCCAGGAGCTGGACTCCATCACCCGGGAGACCGCAATCTACATTGAGGGGGCAGGGATAGCCCAGCTCCAATGGGGCGGCCTGGAGATTGTAGAGGGGGTAAAGGACGGGTACCTGTACTGCAAGCACATCAAGCCGTTTGCAATGGAGCTGTACGGAAAATACTGGACGGCCTGGGATGGGCCGCCGGAGAGGGAGGAAACTGCATGAGCCTAGAATACCCCTGTGTCTACTATAAGCCTGGTGGTCTGTGTGAAAAGTACAGCACAGACGGCATAACATCGTAT